AGGTGAAACTCACCAGAGCATCGAACTGCCACGGCTCCAGGTCGACCTTGACTAGCCTGCGAACCGCCGACTCGAACCCTTCCATGTCATCCAGGAAAGCATCGTCGCAAGCTTCTTTGGTCCACCTGGAAGACTCGTCGAAGTGCACACCGTGGTGATTGGTGTGGCCCCAACCGATCGTCAATACGTTGGCCGGACATCTATAAGCTTTGAAACGATCGCCATCCTTTTTCATACAGCTCTCAAAATGCTTGATGAGGTTGGCGCCAGCTTCGGTCAATGAGAGATTTTCATTCATGGATTGATGTTCAACCTCTTCGTCATCACATCGACAACTCGATTGAGGGTTTCTTTATTGTCCTTGGTTTGGCTCTCCAGCACCGTCAACCTGGCATCGATCACGGTTAGATGCGGCGAGCCGCGTACCTCCAACGTCCTAACGCGCGTCTCCAGCTCAACCATGTAAGCCGTCATGGACAGCGCTGCTGCGCCGATCGCGATGCCCTGCGCCACCAGGAAATAAACCAGCGCCTGGTTGTCTGCGAACCATGAGCGGACGCTCGTCATCATGGCTCACTTCTTGCGACCCAGCTTGGCCTGGCCGCGCTTGTCCTCGGCCTTGTCCTGTGCGGAAGTCTCGTAGTTCTTGAGCGACATGCCCTTGCGCTTGGCGCCGCGCTTGTCCTCGGCCAGGTCAGCCTTGGACCCCTCGTAACCCTTGCGCTTTCCAGCCATCGGCGTGCTCCGTTGCCTGATAATTAGTAAACATACTGGAATTATGATCGGCTTTATACCACCGGATCGGCAAATCGGGGTACCGCTGCTCCACCCGCGCCAGGGTGTTCACCTCCCAGCTCAGGTTGCCTGTCTCCCGCAGATGGCGCTTGCACTCGTCCCTCATCACGGCGGCGAGCGCGGCGGCGTGCTCGCGCGGCACGACCAGGAGGCCCCCGCAGAATCTCCACATCGGGTAGCGATCGTCGTATTGGTAGTTCCTCTCCCAGCAGCCCGGGATGGCGATGGCTTCTTCGGCCGCAGCGCGGGCCATGAAATCCTCGATCACGCCGGCGGTCATTCCCGGCAGGTGGAAGATGCCGAGATCGATCCAGACGATGACGTCAGCGCCGGGAACCAGCTCGGCGGCGTCCGCGATGAGCTCGGACTTCTCCGCCTGTACGATGTGGTACGCGAGCGAGTTCTTGGCCGGGTTGTCGGCGGTCGAGTGGGTCACCGGCCCGTGCCGTTGCAGATGCCGGTAGAGCCAGCACGCCTCGAGCTCGGTGTCGAGGCGCAGGAGCGCGGTGATGTCGGCTGCGGCCAGTTGCGCGCCGAGCCTTTCGTAGTCCTGCGCCGGGCGGGGATGGCCGGGGATTGGGATAAAGCCGGTGACGGCCACCACGCTCATCGGAGCACACTGTATTCATCGGATATCGGAAAATAACAGCACATCACGCATCCGATGTTGCCCTTCATCGCCGCTGTCTTCCCGTGTCAATGGCGGCAACCATCGTTTTGCCTCAGATAGGCGTTGACACCAGTATTTTCCGTATCATGCTGGAGATAGATCATCTTTTAGGGCGGTGAGCCTATGAGCGATTCTGCGTCCAAACCGAAAAAGCGGCGGCGCACTGGCGCCGCTTTCTCCATCCCCGGCGCGGCCGAGGAAATCGGCGTCTCGTACAAAACCATGCGCGACGCGATCGAGATGAATCAGGTGCGCACCATCAAGTTCGGCCGCATCACCCGCGTGCCGAAAGCCGAGGTCGCGCGTCTCAAAGAAATCTTTGCATAGGATCATCGCGGCTCCTCGATGAACCGCAGCACGTCATCTAGATCCATCCTCGCCACCCACGCCTCGCAATCCCGCACGCCGTAGCTTGCCATCAGCTGCCGCCGCTCGGGAAAGTACGCCAGGCCGGCGGCGAATTCGATCTGCTTGTCATGGAAATAGAACGGCATGGACATGCCGGTAACCGCTCCGTCAACGGCGTAGCGTACGAACCTATGTGCATAATAGCGGTTCGGCCGCCCTGGGATCGTGCGCGCCTCATGCACTAGCGATAAGTACACACCGTCAGCTTCTATAACCTGCGAGCCGCCGCTGATCTGGCTGGCATCGAAACCGGAATCACTTTCGAAAACCACATTACCATCGTCGTCGACCAGGGTCCCCTGCCGGTAGACGAACCGCAACTCGTTGTTCTTCACCCAGGGCTGCCAGTTTTTCTCGTGGTAGCGCTTCTTGGGCAAAATCCGCATCCAAGGCTGGCCGCGCGCATTGAGCGGGACCAGGATTTGCTCGCACCAGCCTTCCGCGTTGAGCTCGCGCACGTTTGAGATCGTCCACAGGGTGCCCTGCCATTCGAACAACCGGCTATCTTCCAGACCGCGTACCGGATGAAACTTCGGTTCCGGCCAATTCTCCGGTAATGGCAGCTCGTCGGCTGTGGCGGCATCCAGGTCGCGCACCAGATAATTACGCGTATGAATGAAATTGACGTTCCAGTCGGCACTCAGAGAGCTATCCTTCCCCCGGATCGCATAGACCCCCTCCGTCGTGATCGTGTAGTTGACGGTACGTAAAACAAGGATAGGCCTTCCCTGATAGTTGATGACCGACGGGTTGGTGGCGGCCCAGCCGTCGTCCAGATCAAATTTCAACCATGTAGGCTTGAACGACGGCACATGCTCGGCCAACGGCCGCAGGTACCAGAACATATTGCCGCGGGCCTGCTCGCTGCCTTCGAGCGCCAGTTCGTTGCAGACCTGCGCGCCGCGGTCGCGGATTTTACCGCCTGCGTAATAGGCGCAGATCGCGAAATCCTCGCGTATGCCGGTGCTGGCGGCGTATTTGTTCACGAACAGCTGGTCGGCGTGCGGCTGCGGATCCATGCCGGCCTCGGAAAACAGTAGGCTAGAGTGGTTTTCTCCGCGCTCGCGGAAATATCTGGCCAGGTCGTACAGCGTCTCGGCCCGGTGTGGCCGCAGCTCGTAGGCGCGCAGCATCTCCCAGACGAAGCCCGGTCTGTCGCCGGAATTCTCTAAACAATGCGCGTAATGAAGCTGGGCGTTCCAGCGTTCTTCGGCGAAGCCACCGAGCCCGGCGCGGATCTTGTAGTGCTCCGCAGCCTTGGCCCAATCGCGCTTATCAAAGTATGATTGCCCGAGATAGAAGTGAGCCCGCTGGATCAAGCCTTCGTTGGTCTCGGTCTTCAGCATCTCTTCGAGCAGATTGATATCCCGCTCGAACTTCTCCGGCCTGTTAGACCCATCTGCAAAGTCCTGGAACCAGATGCCGTCCAAGTTGCCCGCCGTTGGCACATCTAAAAATTCGTGCGTGGGGCACTTATAGTCACCGGTAGCATTGCGGCTCAGTATGCGCCGGTTCCAGTAGTTCAGTGTTCCGGCCACCTGCCGCACGTCGTAGGCAAGACCGCCGTTGAGCTGCCGCTTCCAGTCGGGATCGTCGACGACCAGGGCCATGTCGGCGTCCGAGAGCACCAAGTAGTCCCACGGCAGATGGCTCGCACGCGCAGCCAGCAGCGCAAGGTTACGGGCATCCGAGAAGTTGACGAATTCGGCTGCACCGAGCTCCAGCGGCTTGCTGGCTTTTTCGAACGCCGCGCGCACCATGGCGACGGTCGAGTCGGTCGAGCCGGTGTCGACCACAATGCCGTAGTCGACGTGCGGAATGATGCTGTCGAGGCAGCGCGATATAATCGCTGCCTCGTTACGCAGTATGCAGTTCCACCCCAGCTTCACGCGCGCTTGCGATGCTTGACGATGGCGTCGATGATATCGCCCTTGTTCCAATGCTCGCTGACCTCGGCACCCTCGCTGGCAGCCACGCTCAGCAGCTCCTCCTTGGTCATGTCGTTGAGCTGCGCCTTGGTCGACCTGGTTTCACCCACACCGAACATGCCGCCGGTGGCGCCGGTCGCGCCCTCGCCGCCGCCGGACGTGCCGGGCAGCTCGGTGACGGTCAAAACGTCGATCTCGTCGCCGGGAGTAGCGGTGGCGTTGGCCACGACCTGATGAACCGCATCCTCGCGGTGCAGCGCCTCGATGGTCTCGACGGTGGCGGCGTGGGTAACACGGGATTTAACCTCATAGGACGGCATCGGACGTACTCCTCTCTGGTTGAACGGTTAGCGCCCCTTCATCACGACTGTGCGCTGATACTCCATTGCGGTGCCGTGATCGAGGCCATCCTGCCAAGCGCGATGCAGCGACCAGCGCCCGGTAACGATCCACCACGCTTCCAACCAACGCTGGTACCAGCACGGCGAACCCCGGCTGTTGCGGTGGATAACCCACCTGCGCGGATCGGGTTCACGGGCCTGCGTTGCCATGAGCATCACCCCGGTGGCCCTCCCATCGGCACCGGCGGTCGCGCGCCAGGGCCTGGAGGCGCGGGCTGATTTCCAACCAGACTAGTCGGCATGGTATTGCCTTGCGACAATGGTGACGGCTGGTTGCCCTGGGCCGCCCGCGCCATCTGGTCCATGCCGCCGCCCAGAGCGCCAGACCCGGGAGCGCCGAGCGGACCCAACGGCGCGCCACCGGTCAGGGCTGGAAGGATGCCGCGCTGGCCGGCCGGGACGCCGGCTTGGCTTGCCAGGAGCCCGGCGGTCAAGTCGGAGGCGATTTTCTGGACGCCCATTTGCACGCCTTGCTGCACGCCGGCCTCGACCTTCTGGGCGAGCGCCTGCTGCTCGCCGCCGCCTTGCTGCTGTTGCTGGAGTTTTTCGAGATCGTCGTCGGACGGTACGATTTCGTCGCCGTCGAGCCCGATGGTCTGAGCGACGCTGCGAAGCACCGCGCCACGGCCCTTGATTCCGATGATCCCCATATCAATTGGATTCGCCGTGCTTTGAAGAAACTCAACCTGACGCTGTCGTTGGGTTTCACGCTGAATAGCAACGCTCACTCCTTGCACCGAAACATTTTCCTCGCCTGTCAAAAGCCCGGTCGTATCACTGAGCAACACCAAGTCTACAAGCTGTTGTAGCGCAGGCTCGAACAGCTCGCGGTCTAAGTTCGCTGCAACGGTTTGAAGCACTTTGCTCGCATTGTTCATGAGCATGGCCAAACCGGATGCGGTGCGTCCTGCGCCGCCACCGGGCTGGCCGCCGATGTATTTGGGGATTGCTGAGATGTCGTCCGCTAGATCGACAAAGGCCCTGAACACGGTCAGCAGGTCTTGCGAATTGCTCTGCGGTTGGAAAAATTCAACGGGAGGTTTCGAGTTGTTGCCAACTGGGTCGGAGGACGCGTGAAATCTCTTCCAAGGATACAGTTCCTCAACATTATCCTCGGGCCGGACGCGATCGTCATTTATGACCACCATCGGTCCGGAGGAAATGGAGAGATTGTTGACCAGCGAGCGCAGCGTGGCGTTAGCAACGTCTTGTAGATCGGCGATCATGTCGACGAGGCCGTTGCCGACGGGGGTGCCGGGGACTTTCTCGAAGCTGGTTATGTAATAGGAATGCCTTGCTCGCGGCGAGGGGGAGAGGTTGGCCTTGATGATGTGGCTGCCGATGACGTAGGCGTCGACGTGGTAGTCGCGCAATTCGTCGGCGATGCCGGGCATGCCGTAGTCCTGCAGGAGGCGGCCCTGGATGTTGCCGTGGAATTCCATCTGGGTGATGAGGCCGGAGCGGTTCCAGGCCGGGTTCTCGCGGCTTTCCAGGACGGAGCGTTCGGCGTCGGTGGTGTCCCAGTTGTCGTAGAGGCCGCCGCGGCCGTATTCGTCGAGGACAGCACGGACCTCGTCCTGGTCGAAGCCGGGCAGGTCGAGGAGGTCGTTGAGCTCGGCGCGGGTGAGGCGTGATTTCTCGATGACGTTGGCGTTGGCGATGTCCGCCACGCCCGGCGTAAACCAGATATCGAACGGGGATATCCGGCTCCAGACCATTTTCGGGATCTGGCGCACCAGCGGCTGCCCGTTGTTCCACTTGACCTCGGGGGCGATGCGGACGGTGGGGCCCTTGATGCAGGCGAACGGGAAGATGGGGAGATCCACGATGAATTCGGCCAGGGCGTGATAAAATCCACCCTCGCGCAGGATCTCCTCGATCCTGTCCTCGGCGACCTGGGCCTGGTCGGCGGCTTTCTTCTTGGCGGCGTCGGAGGCCGACTCCATGAGGGCGGC